ATGTCGAAGAAAAAGACAAAAAAGAAGGCATCGGCGAAAGTACCTTTCGCAAGTATGTTGGAAGCGATAGATCGCTGCGACTTTGATTTCTATACTCGCTTAGACGAGGATCAAAAGAAAGCATTTTCAGCATGGTTGGCTATGCGAGCAGCTAGTTCAGCCAAAGGCGCAGACGCATACCACTATTTGCTAATGGTCAACGATCTAGTGAACGTTGACTTTAGTTCGTTGACAAAGCACCCTGAACTACAGTGGAAGTTACTTGCAACGTGTGGTATTGGTCACAAGACTTATCATCCGTGGCTCGCGCCAAGTAAGAAACAGAAAGCATCAAAAGTTTCAAAGTTTCTGCATGACCGTTATCCAGAACTAAGTCATTCGGAAATTGATTTGCTTATAGATATAAATGATGAAGCAGCACTTCGTCTGCTTGCAGAAGATCATGGATACGAAGATAAAGATGTAGAGGATTTATTTAAATGAGTAATATAATTGTAGACGTAGAAGCAGATGGACCTTGCCCTGGTCTATACAGCATGGTGTCGTTTGGCGCTGTGATTTTGAGCGAAGATTTAGACAAATCATTCTATGGTCAGTGTCGTCCGTTGGTTGACGCTACCATGCCATACTTGCCAGATGCACTTGCTGTCTCTGGACACAGTAGAGAAGAAGTTATGACGTTTCCTGATCCAGCAATTACAATGCAAGCATTTGCATCGTGGATTGAAAAGAACAAGAAAGGTCGTGCGATCTTTTGGGCTGACAACAATGGATTTGATTGGCAGTACATCAATTACTACTTCCACAGATTCTATGGAAGTAACCCATTTGGGTTCAGTTCACAGAACATAAATAGCTTGTACAAAGGCATTACGCGAGACTTGTTTGGAAGCTTCAAACACTTACGTAAGACCAGACATTCACACCATCCTGTCGATGATGCGATGGGTAACGCGGAAGCATTGCTGGCAATGCGTGACAAGAAGAACTTGAAGATTACAGTTGACTAAGACAAAGCAAAAGTATGCATGTGGCTATTGCAACAAGGCGTTTCGCGAAGAAGGAACGCTCTCTAGCCATATGTGTGTTAAGAAGCGACGTTTTCTAGATAGAGATAACGTCGCTTCGCGCATGGCCTTAGAGTTGTTTCGACGTTTCTATGAATTTAATACTGCGCAGAAAAGCACAAAGACTATCGAGGACTTTATCAATAGCAGATACTATGCATCGTTCATAAAGTTTGCACGTAAGCTTATGGACTTACGACCAGTAGATCAAGGCCGCTTTGTTGACTATGTATTCAGCAAAGGGATTAAAGATCGTGATTGGTGCAAAGACAAAGTGTATGAAGCATACATTGTTGAGCTACTTGCGAAAGAACCAGCGACACGCGGGTTGGAACGAAGCATCGAGTCAATGGGAGCGTGGGCAGACAAGCATGAAGTTCCACTAAACGAATTCTTCATTCATGTATCACCATCAGAAGCAACGCACATGGTACAGATGGGCAAAATCAGTCCGTGGGTTTTATATCTCGCAGAGACAGCAGACATACTGTGGGAAAGACTTTCTGATGAACAAGCAAGCATCATTGGATCAGTTATTGATCCTCGCATATGGAAAGCAAAGTTTGAACTCAAGAAAGATGATTGCTCATTTGTGCGTACTATACTGAAAGAGTCACATATATGAAAGTCACGACCGATGTAGACATTGATTTACTTGACAGGGATGTTCTCTTGGAAAAGCTTCCGCATATTGTTGCGCGCATTGATCGTGAAGATGGATACGTCAAGCACAACACTGGTGTTTACTTCCAACCTATACCTTACGATCCTGTCACTAACTTGGCAACCATAGATCATAAAGCGGCAGAAGAACTTGGTTACTTCAAGATTGACTTCCTCAACAACAGTGTTTATAAGGGCGTTCGTGATGAAGCGCATCTAAACGAACTGGCTAATGCAGAACCAGAGTGGTCACTGTTAGACCATGAGGAAGTTGTAGAAAACCTATTTCACATTGGCAACTATGCCAAGCTTGTTAACGACATGAAACCGCGCAGCGTTTCGCAGCTTGCCATGTTGCTTGCAGTCATTCGCCCTGGTAAAGCACATCTACAAAACAAATCATGGGACGAAATAGAGGCAGACGTTTGGGTTAAGCCAACAGACAATTCGTACTACTTCAAGAAGTCTCACGCACATGGCTATGCTCTTGCAATCGTTGTGCAATTGAATCTAATGGTGGAGCAAGCACTCACCAATGGATGAAGAAAATGTTGACATGCCTGATGGCCGACAATATTTGATTGTACAAGGTGATCCATACTTGCTGTACAATAGAATAGAGAAGAAATATCAAATAGCTGTTGAAGAATCTATCTTTAGATATGATGATAACGGCGAGACATTCAAAGACTGTTTTAACAACACTATCATTCTAGACTATGATGCAAGTGATAAAGTAGTATTTGAGTATAAGCTTAAGGGGCGTATTGAGCCAGATTTCCCTGACCATCCAGAATAAAGCTACTTGCTGCTTTCTCGTAATTACCAGAGTCAAGCATACCTTGTAATGCTTGAAGATGCTTGATAGACTCGGCCCAATCTTTGTAACCCAACGCAATCGCAGCTTCACGGCCATGATATTGCGCGATGTTGTACACTGGAATCTTCTCATGCTCTTTAGCATATTGTAGAAGCATCTGGTCTAGCTTTTCAGCGTCAGTGCCATTTGCTCGCATGTTCTCTTTCATTTCTTTTTCAAAACCATAGCCATGTGTTAGATACATAAGACCACGTTTGACTTTCTCTTGAATAATATCTTCAAGCCAATAGCCAGCGTCAGCATGTTCAGTCATTCGGTGAGTTAGATCGCCAATGTGTTCTACAACAGGACTTAATACACCACCGCCCATTACTCTCTGAACACGAAGCATAGCCATTTCTGGCGAGCCGCGTTGCATGTCAGCAACAGCTAGAAATGCTTTAACCACATGAGGTGGCAGACCATCTTTAATCTCTACTAGTCTCATCTGTTTACTCGTTTGCCTGTGTTTGCAAATACTTTCTTAGTCAGCCCACACTTACCACACTTGCGACCTTCTACTGCACGATTCGTTTTTGATTCTAGACCAAAGCTACCACCCCATTGCCATTCATGGCGCGAACCATCAGGACATTTCACATAGTCTTTTTTCTTGTAGATTTCTGAAAGTCTCATGCGAAGTGAATCTCTTGGTTATGCTCTTGTGCGTAATTTAGAATTGGCATCATTCTGACAAACTTATCTTTGAGATAATGAATATCAATCTCAGGCTCAATCATTGTTGGGCCTTTCTTGCGTTCAATCTTGTCAAGTCCAGTTTCAGGATCTTTGCTACGAACCATGCCCAGGTCTGCTTGAGATGCACCACCTTTCTTGGTGTAATCTTCTAGACCATCAGTGTTAAACAACTCCATTATACGTCGCTTAATTGCTGGTATTTCTTCTGGCTTGATTGTATAGCCATATTCTTTACCATACCCAAGCGCAGACATTAAGTTCATTGCGTTTGAATTGGAAAGATTCATTTCTGGTGCATCAGAAACTTCTTCTGGATGCAGCCCTTTGCCTTTGCAGTAGCCACAGTCAAGTGTTTCTAATTGTTTAACTAGCTTGACTTTCTTCTCAATTCGGGCAATACGATTGTTAATCTTGCGCTGCAAATCACTGAACTCAGCTTTGATGTCATCAAGCATCTGCTTGCTTTTCTTTTCAATGTCAGGATGCGCTTCTTTGTTTGCATCATAGAAAGATTGAATGGTAAAGCGACGACTTTCTAGACGTTCTTGCTGATCGTATAGCTTGACGAGAACTTTATCCCACTCTTGCAACTTGCCCTTCAGTTCATCTGGGCGACCAGGATAATACGTGCGACCTGTTTTTGGGTTGTAGAACTGGTCAATACCAGTGCCTTCACAGAAGTCACACGATAGTTCTTTCATCTCTCTTGGCGCATCTGGAACCCACATAGTCATGGATTCTTTAAGTTTTGCTACTTCAAACAGTCTCATCGTTTTGTGCCTTCTTGTAAACAGTTACACTCTCGCTGTAGTAACCATTAGATGTGCCATACCAACGTATAGTAACATGGCCTTTCATTGTGCCAAGCTTATAGAACGTCCATGTGTAAGACTCAACCATGTAGTCACCATAGTAATCTCTATCTTCTTCATCAGCTTTATAGCGATCTGGCGGAGGTACTGCATTCGATTGATTATTGCTGCTTACTACTTCTTCAGCTTCAAGAATCTCGCTACCAACTAGATCATCTAGATCGCCAATAATTTCTTCAATCCAAACACTTTCACAACAATCCTGATCGTGAACCATAGAGTATGTCTCACCAGGTTCGTTTGCAGTACGGGGTGAGGTCTTGAATACAATTTCTGTCTTGTTGCTGTTGACACTAACATCAGTGAATACTTTGCCTCTGAATTCTTCGATGCGCACTGGATCATCTTCCCAATTGCGCCACTCGTTGATTTCTTCAACAGCTTCCATCAGTTTACGAATATCATTCATAATAAACTCCACGTAATTATACGTGTATTTATCACGATTCAGCTATTTTTTGACTAATTGAATTTGTCTACGCTTGATGCGTTTTTGGAAAAGATTATTGAGGGAGGTTATAGGGCCAAAGAGTATGTCAGTGTTCTTCAACTGGAATGTACGAATGATGTCTTTATACGGTTCCATCTGGCCTTGAAGAAATATATTGATGGGGAGTATTCTATTAGATTCGTGCCACCAGATTTCGCCAAGTTCTAGAAATAGCTTTTTCTCATTGGCATCTGATATTGCGTTGAAATCATAAAAGCTAATGATCTTATCATCTGCATTTTGAATAATGCACACGTATTCAATCTCAGCTATTCTTATGCAACTGAGATACGGGAATTGTTCTTGTATAGTTTCTAACTCTTCGGGTTCCATAACAGTAATTATTTATAATAGGCAAAAACCCCTATAGTTTTAATTCGGAACAAAGAAGCAAGTTGGAGATAAATACACTTATGACTGATAGCATCATCAAACTTTTTAGCTACGAAAATCGACTGGACCTCATGTATGTGGACAGTATGATAAGGGGTTGCACTTTGACTAATAATTCACCGCTCAACAGACGAGTAATCAAATTTCATAAAGGCGTAGACAATACTGTGCGCTTTCGAGTACTTAATCCAGATCGCAAGCGTGTATCTGTAGACCATCTTGCGATTCGCGCTCGCTTAATCAGCACTGAGAACAAAGAGCGTGTATTAGAGCGTTTTGCTGACGTACTTACGACAGATAAAGGCGATGTTCGACTAACTATCTTCGAAGGAGACTTGGCTAGTATTGCGCCAGGATTCTATACGCTAGTAGTAACTGTTCAAGAAGCACTAGTGCCAGGGAACAACGAGAGTGGCAACATTAATACGCCGTTTTTCACTGATAATGCTGGTGATATTGTAGCTACA